GCGCTGGATAAATCCTTGGATGCTAGGCGCGAGCGCACCAAGGAAACCATCGGCCAGCTTGTCGCCGCTCTGACCCGCCCAATGACCAACCAGGACCTTGCCACGGCCACCGGAATCCCCTTGTCTACCGTTGCCCACCTGATGCTGCGGGCCTTGGACGAAGGCGCGGTCAAGCGGGAAAGGATTCAGCGCGTCTACATCTGGGAACGGGTGGATAGCCCCGATAAGCCGCCCTCACTGCCGCCGATTCGGGGCGTCGTCTATGCGACCATTGCAGCAGCTGCAAAAGCGTTGGACGTAGACGCAGCCACCGTTCGCATGGCCTTCAAGCGCGGAACGCAGGATAACATCGGGCTTGGGCGACAACCAGGCTTCAAGGGAACGCCGAGGTGGGCGAAGACACCCTGACTGCGGGACAACGCAGGCGGTCATGCGGATGGAGCCGGGCTGGTTCCCCTATCGCCGCAAGCCGGGCAAGCCGTTAGCTTAGGCGGTGAGGCCCGGCAACTTATTTTGTGACCGGACGCAAATAGGTGTTGACGTGTCCGGTCACACAGGGCATATTGAGGACATAGAGAAACCGAACCGGAGTGACGAAGATGACAAAAGCTGAACTGATCCGCACCATGGGCGACATTGCTGGCCGCTTCGACCTGAGCGCCGAGCAAGCCGAGCGCATCGCCGAAGCCGCAGTCAAGGCCGCCGACCCGGAATCCGAATTTGTCCGCATCTGGGAAAACGAAGGCTGGTGGCAGTGACCCCCGCCAACGAACGCAAAGCCAAGGAGCGGCAGGCCAAGCGTGATGCTGGCCTCGTCCGCGTTGAAGTGTGGGTCAAGCCGTATCATCGGGCTTCGGTCCAGCAACACGCCGAGAGGCTGAAGGTGTGGGATAAGCCCAGCCAACTTGACCAACCCACCACGAAAGGCTAGATTCGCGGCATGGCAAACCCTAACCCCAGCCCGGAAGCGCGCGTGTTTCCCGCCTATAAAACCATTTCCGTTGCGGACTTGATCCCATATGCCCGCAACAGCCGCACGCACTCCGATGCTCAGGTGACCAAGATCGCCGCCAGTATTCGTGAGTTTGGATTTCTTAACCCGATCATCGTTGACGGGGAGAGCGGCATTATCGCTGGCCATGGTCGAGTTCTGGCCGCGCAGAAGCTGGGGCTTGATACGCTGCCGGTGATCGAGGCGGCGCACCTGACCGAAGCGCAGAAGCGGGCTTATGTCATTGCGGACAACCGGCTGGCGCTCGACGCTGGCTGGGATAACGACATGCTCAAGGTCGAGTTGTCTGATCTGCAAGCGGATGGCTTCAACCTGGAACTGACCGGCTTTAACCTGGACGAGATTGCCGCGTTTCTGGTGGACCCCACCGAGGGGCTGACCGATCCCGACGCGGTACCTGACGTTCCAGAGGTGCCGGTGTCTGTGTTGGGCGACGTTTGGCTGCTTGGGCGGCATCGGCTGATGTGCGGGGATAGCACCAGCATTGATGCTGTGGAGCGGCTGATGGCGGGGCAGCGCGCGGATTTGTGCTTTACGTCGCCTCCCTACGCACAGCAGCGTGATTACAAGGCTGCGATCAGTGACTGGGACACACTGATGAATGGCGTGTTTTCAATCTTGCCCGTGAAGGATGGCGCGCAAGTGCTGGTCAATCTAGGGCTGGTGCATGAAGCTGGCCGCGTCAACGCATATTGGGATGCTTGGCTTGACTACATGGACGCGAGCGGATGGCCGCTCTTTGGCTGGTATGTATGGGACAAGGGTTTTGGCGCTGCGGCGCAGAATGTTGGAAGACTGGCAACGAGCCACGAGTTCATCTTCCATTTCTCCAAGGGCCAGGCCAAGGCCAACAAGTGGGTCGATAAAAAGCCAGAGAACATCGGCCAGCGCGAGGTTGCCTTTAGGCAGAAGGATGGATCGACCAAAAAGGGCGTGGCAAGCGCATCGCCAACGAAGATCGCCGACAGTGTGATCCGTATCTCGCCTCAGATGGCGCGCAATATCGACACAAGTCACCCCGCTATGTTCCCGGTCGCTCTATGCGATGCCATGTATAAGTCATACGCCAAAGCGGGCGATTGGGCTTATGAACCTTTCAGCGGTTCAGGCACGTCAATTATCGCTTGCGAAGGCATGGGCATGAACTGCGCGGCAATGGAACTCGCGCCAGAATATACCGACGTGGCCGTCAAGCGGTGGCAGGACTTCACCGGCCAGACCGCGACGCTGGAAGGCGATGGCCGCACGTTTGATGAATTGAAGGCGGAGCGTCATGGCGCTGTATAACCAACACGAACCAACGCCCGAACAACGTCACATCGTGCAGCTGCACGCCACCATTGGCACACCGCAGGAGGACATTGCCAAGGTCATCGGCATTGATCCCAAGACGCTGCGCTTGCATTACCGCGATGAGTTGGACCTAGCCTCGGCCAAGGCCAACGCTGTGGTGGGCGGCGCGCTGTTCAACAAGGCCAAGGCTGGTGATACCACGGCCATGATCTTCTGGATGAAGACCAGAGCGGGCTGGAAGGAAACGCATGGGGTTGAGCATACCGGCAAGGACGGCGGGCAGATCGTGTTTAACACGGTCTACGAGCCCAAGCCCAAGTAGCCTTGGAGCATACCTATAAAGTCCGCTGGTATCAGCAGGCTTTCCACCGCGCCTTGGTCGAACGCACACATGACCGCCTGATTGCGATATGGCACCGCCGCGCGGGCAAGGATGACGTGCTTCTAGACGCCATGCGGACGCTGGCACTGAAAGATCCTGGCACCTACTGGCATTGCTTTCCTGAGCAGAAACAAGCACGAAAGGCGATCTGGAACGGCGTCAATGGCAACACCGGCAAGCGCCGCATTTTCGAGGCTTTCCCGCAGGCCATCATCAAGCGGATGCAGGACGATGACATGTTCATCGAACTGAAGAACGGGGCCACGTTCCAGCTGATCGGATCAGACCGCTACGACAGCACCGTGGGTTCGGGCCCCAAGGGCATCGGCTATTCGGAATGGGCGCTGTCCAACCCTGCAGCCTGGGCCTATCACCAGCCCATGATCCGCGAGACCAAGGGCTTCGCCGCGTTTATCACCACGCCACGCGGTCGCAACCACGCCAAGACGATGTTTGACAACGCGACCGGGCCAAACTGGTTCCGGGAACTTCTGAGCGTTGAGGACACGGGCGCACTATCGGCAGAAGACCGGGCCGAGGCGCTGGCGGAATACGTTGGCCTGTATGGCGAAGATATGGGCTATTCGCTCTACAACCAGGAATATCTCTGCGACTTCAACGCCGCCATTCTCGGCGCGTTCTATGCCCGTGAAATGCTGGCGATCCGCAATGAGGGGCGCATTGACGCCACGCTTGAGGCGCTGCCTGACAGGCCCGTGCATCGCGCCTGGGACATCGGCGTCCGGGATGACACGTCAATCTGGTGGTTTCAGGTGGTCGGGGGGCAAGTGTTCATCCTCGATTGCTACAGCACCAACGGCGTCGGGATTGACCACTATGCCGAGGTCTGCGAACAGCGCGCGGCTGAGAACGGCTGGATCAGCGGGACGGACTTTGTGCCGCATGACGCCAAGGTGAAGGAATGGGGCACGGGCCGAACGCGGGTCGAGACCATGCAGGGCTTTGGCCTGAAGCCCCAGCTGGTGCCAATGGCGGGGCTGCTGGACGGAATCAACGCGGTGCGGCGCACGTTGCCACTGTGCGTGTTCCACCCACGCGCTGAGGCAGGCCTTGCGGCCCTGGAGCAATACCGGCGCGAGTGGGATGACGACAAGAAGACGTTCAAGGCGAACCCGCTGCATGACTTCACGTCGCACCTCGCCGACGCCTTCCGCTATCTGGCTATGGCATGGCGCACCATCCCGCCCGCGCTGATCTTGCCCGAAAAGCCCGTGCTGCGGACGTTGGACGACATGGTGGCCGCGCCGTTGCGCCCGGTAAGGCGAAGATAGGTGTTGACATACCCGTCACGCGTGACCATGGTCATGGCATGGAAGCGGGAGAAACGACCATGAAGATTGAAGACGTTCTTGCAAAAAGCATTTCTGAGGCCATCGCAGGTTCAGAAGAACTGTGGGGCCTTGTCGATGAGGCCATATCAAAGATGCTTTCAAGCGAAGAAACTGAAGTCGAAATTTGGCTAGAAAGGGGCCACGACCGGATGGCCGCTGTCACTGTTGCCGGGGCAGATGACCCAGTGGTTGTGCCGTTTGTGGTTCGAGGTCCTTTCCTTCCAGTGGACCCAAAATCAGCGGATCAAGCTTTGGACGCATGGAATTATGTTGCCGAAATAAGGACATTTGCGCGTGAATTGCTAGAAATGGCAGATAACGCAACCGCTGAAATGGTTGAAATGGGGCTGTCTTGCCCAGACTTTGCCCAATGACCCCCGCCGAACGCCAGCAACTGAAACGGGACCGGCGCAAAGCCGGTCTTGTGCTTGTGCAGGAATGGGTGCCATCCGATAAGGCGGATGCCGTTCGGGCGGCGATTGCCGAGGTATTGGCCCAACCTTGACCCCTAGCCCCCCTTGCGGTATCGTGCCGCAAACCGCAGGGGCGTCCGCATGACCGAGCCAGAACCCGCCGACACCCTTGAGGCGCAAGACGACCCAAAGTCGTCCGGCATTCTGCTTGCCGCGATCAAGACAGCCGAGAAGGGATTTGCGTCCTACAACCAACTGGCGCAGAAGGTTGACGACCTCTACAGCCTGCAGGGTCAGGACATCTTCGCGGATGACCAGGGGCAGGACTTCCAGCTATTCTGGTCCAGCCTTGAAATCCTGAAGCCTTCGATCTACTCGCGCCCGCCGATCCCGGTTGTGGCGCCGAAGTTCAAGGACCGTGACCCGGTTATCAGTGTGGCTTCGCAGATGCTGGAGCGGGCACTGATCAGCGCCTTCGATGCCAGCGAAATTGACGAGGTGATGCTGGAAACCCGCGACGATTTGGCCATGAACAATCGCGGGGTTCAATGGCTGTCCTATGAGGACGAGGACGGGCAGAAGGTCTGCATCGAGCATCTGGACCGCACGGACTTCCTGCATGAGCCTGCCCGCAAATGGGCCGATGTGGGCTGGGTGGCCCGGCGCGCCTGGATGACGCGTTTGGAGATGCAGGCCCGGTTCAAGGGCACGTCATGGGAAAGTGCCAACTTCATGGTCCGGCATGACGACCGCAACATGGGGTCAGCCGACAACAGCGAAAAGGCGGGCGTCTGGGAAGTATGGTCCAAGACTGACAACCGCGTGTATTGGGTCACAGATGGCGTTCCGACGATCCTCGACCACGACGAGCCGCACCTGCAACTGTCGCGGTTCTACCCCTGCCCACGGCCTGCCTATGGCACCCGGCGCAGGCGTTCCCTTGTGCCAATCCCGGATTACGTGCGCTACGGCAACACGCTGGACCAGATCAGCGAACTGACCACGCGGGTTTATGACCTGCTGAAGGAAGTCCGGCTGAAAGGCTTCTTTCCGGCTGGTGGCGACATCGGGCAGGCGGTCGAGACGGCCATTGCCGACCAAAGCAGCGCCAGCATTCTGATCCCCGTCCCTGCGGCTGCGTTCATGGGCGCGGCAGGCGGGCAGATGGTGCAGTGGTTGCCGCTGGCGGAGATTGCCACGGCCATCCAGGGGCTGTTGGAAGCGCGCGGGCAGTTGATCCAGGACTTTTACGAGATCAGCGGCATCAGCGACATCATGCGCGGGGCTACGGACGCTGGTGAAACCCTTGGCGCGCAACAGCTGAAGCAGCACAATGGGTCGATCCGGGTCAAGGACAAGGTTGACGAGTTGACGCGGATTGCGGCGGAAACGGCGCAGATTGCGGGCGAAATCATGGCGGAGCATTTCAGCCAGAAATCGCTGATGGACATGAGCCAGATGCAGCTTCGGACCAAGGCCGAAATCAAGAAGTCCTTGAACGAGTTGGAAAAGACCGCAGACGCGGAATTGCGCGCCCTTGGGGAACAGGCCAAGCAGGCAATGCAGCAGATGCAGGGCCAGCAAGTGCCCCCGGAACAGGCGCAACAGATGCAGGCGCAGTTCCAGGAGCAGCAGCAGGCCATCATTGCCAAATATGAGCCGCAGATCAAAGCC